GTTTCCCAAATGGTTATCTATGTTATCCCATAGCCCCCTCTTATCAATTCTTGATTAGATTACCTTCATCATCAAACATGTAACCATTTCTAGTTGAAATATTTTTATGATGTTCTTTTTCGTGGCAATCTTTACATAAACCTTCTAGGTTATCTTCATTGATGGTTAAATTATCATCATATATATTAGTATCATTTAAATATATTATGTGATGTACAATTCCAGTTCTTCTATTTTCTTTTGGAATCCAATCACTTAAACCATCAACATAAACAGGTTTACCACATCTATTACATAATAGATTTTGTTTTAACCATACAGTGTTTTTTACTTCATTCCATAATTTACTATTATAAAATTTTCTTCTAGCACCATAACTCATTATTTCTTTTTAATGGTTTTCTTTTCAGGTTTAATAGGATTAATTTTATTTTCTTTTTTATCATCATTTATGTATTCTATTATTTTAACTAATTCTTTATCTACTAAATGGTCTGCTCTTTTCTTATCAGTTATCCATTCTACTCTATTTGGATGTTCATCAGGTTTATCATAAGGAACTGATGTATTAATTACCTTTCTTTCATTTTCTTCTATATCCCAATAATTTTGAATGCATTTAACTCTTACCTTCATATTTGAATCCTCCTTATATGTACTTTTTTTATTGGTAAATATATCTTTATATTTATCATCTAATTTATGAAATTTAAATGTAGGTTTGTTATTAATCATATTTTCTACTACTTGTTCAACATTATTACAATCAAAATCAAGTATATATGAATTAATACCATCTTTAACACCTATTTCATTTAAATATGGTAATGGTGTTGTAATAACTGGTATGTTTCTATATAAAGCTTCGTTAATTGTATAACTACAAGCTTCACTATCTGATAATAAACATACATAATCAGCAATAGATAGAAATTTGCTAATATCTAATCTATTCTTAATAAACACCATATTTGGATGTTCAATTACATTTATATCATTGGTAATAATAAACCAAATGTAATTAACTTTATATTTATCTAATGTATTTGCTAATTGCAACATTCTATTAGCACCTTTATGTTGATGTAATCTTGTTGCACTAACAATAACTATTGGTTTTTCATTATTATCAATAGTTAATGGATTATAACTTAACATTGTTTTAGTAGGTTTTAATGAATCACTCATTTTATTTTGTAAATATTTAGTAATTGCTATAAAACCTTTTAATCTTGGATTTGATTGTGGTCTATGGTCATATATTGGATTAGTATAATCAGCATGAATTGTTTGATAAATCTTTGCTTCAGGATTAATGTACTTAATTATACTTTGGTCATAGTTAATTATTGCCACATCACATTTTATTGTTTCGTATGTATGAATATATACTTTACAATATTTTTCAATTCTTTCTTTTTGTTGTGGATCACATCTTTTTGATACAACAGCTATATCCAAATAACTATATTTTTTAACTAATTCATATACATAGGTTTCTATTCCACCTAATGCACTAATTGTTGGCATATATATAATATTTGAATGTTCTATCATAAATCACTAACCATTAACTTTATAGAACTCATATATAAATTTAATTCTTCCATTAAATAATCAATAATTTCTTTATCTTCACATTCTAATATTAATCTATATAATTCACCAACATATTCAAATCTATAATTACACCATTTTGGATTAAATGTTGTTGCATTTTCATTGTTTCTATTCCAAATATGTGTAATTTCACCTAAACTACCAAATGTATTACATTTGATTGCTAATTCCATGTTTTGTATTTTATCTTCAAATAAAGTACCTTCAGGAAATAATGCATCTTTATATTTATATGTTTTTACAACTTTTAACCAAGCTGCACCAAAACCTGTTTTTAATGCATCCATTTTATTATTAATATTTAAAATAAATGCACTATTATCAGCACCTTCCATCTTATATCCTAAATATAAAACATCAACTGGATTAGTATTTAAATAATTATTTATTTTTTCTAATACAAATTCATTGATCAACCAATCATCTGAATCAATTTGTATTACATAATCACCAGTAGCATAAGAAATACCTTCATTTCTTGCACCACCTGTTAATCTTTTTGTTCTTAATGGAATAATTTTATGTGGTGATTTTAATAATGATTCAGCTACTAACAATGAATTATCAGTACTCATATCATCCACAACAATTATTTCATAATTTTTATATGTTTGATTTAAAACACTTTGGATACATTTACTTAACCACTTACTATTGTTATAACTTGGGATTATAATACTAAATTTCATTATCCAAACATCCTATCTATATCTTCTTGAGTTGCTTCAGTTTCTTCTTCCTGAACATTACTTAATAAAATATTAGATAAACTTACAAAAGACATTTCTTTCATATCATCTAATGTTATATTTAACCTTTTTGCTAATGCTACAATTTCATATTCATCAGCTGGTTTATCAGATTTATTTGAACTATTTATCTTTTTGTAAGTTCCCTGATAAGGGAGTAACAGCAAGTGTTATAACATCTTCAATCCATTGTGGATCGTCAAACAAATTAGAAATTGATTTAATAAATTCTTCTTCATTTGTAAATTTCTTTGGATCATTTTCTTGAATCATTACGAAAGAAATATCAAGTAATATTTCAATTAAACCATCAACTTGTAATAAGTCATCTACTTTCAAATTTGTTAATTTTTGAATATCAGCTAAAAAACTTCTACCAGTTAAATTTTTGTATGCAAATTGAGTATATGCACTTGCTTTCATATCATAATTTGTTCCATTAATATTAATTGTTTTTACCATTTTTATATCCTCTTTTCTATTAATGCATTTAAGATGCACCATAAACCCATACATAAGGACTGAAAAAATGTATGAGTTTATGCTACACCTCAAAAGGTATAGCAAATTATTAGAAAGGAGTTTCATATATTATGAAACCAACAATATTATGCATGGTACTTAAACGATAATTATTATATGTGTTAAGGTCAGGAGTTTTTGCTCCAACATATAATTTAAACTTAATAAGCACCATACAGTAGATATAAAGGCTGACATTTAGTTAATCACTCTAAATGCTATGCTGATTATTGCTTCCTAGTGGTTAATTTCTCAACTATTAACCTAAACCTTTTGCTAGATAACTTTTATATATCTACTCTATGCTACCTATTAGGTAGCACCTTACTAGATAAGAGGTGATGTCTATGCGTATCTAAATATTATAGATACATAGAAACCCAGCCAAAAGAGGATATATCTCAAAAAACTAGGTTTCTATCTATCCATAATAAAAAGGAACTTGACTCGTTCCTTCCTATCTAATATATTTCTACAATAACATAATAACATTTATTTGTGGGAATTGTGGGAAAGTATATATTTTCTTACTTTTTTACTAACTGAAGTTCTATCATAATTTAGCATTTCAGCTATCTCATCCCACTTTTTACAATCTAAAAATCTATATCTAAACATTAATTTCAATTCAGTATCATCTATTTCAGATATATATTTTTCAATTTTTAAATATTCTTCTAATGCTGATATTCTTTTTTCCATCCATTTATCTTTTAATTCAGCAATCTTTTCCTGGATTGATTCATATCTAGCTGAACCTTCTACATTTAATTCTTTAATTTTAATACTTGATATACCAACACCAAAAGTTGCAATTCTTTCAGTTAAATCTTCAACTTCTTTTTTTAACCAATAATATCTACTTAACTCTTGTTCTGACATATATACCTCACTTATTCTTTTTATTAATCTTTGAAATAACAATTATAGTTCCACATATAATAAAACAAATAATAATAGCTGTTAAATCCATTTTATCCCTCCATTCGTTTGAATTATTATGTTATTGTAATCAAATCTTTTTCTATGATTATATAACCATTTTTTTAATCCTAAAAAATATCTCATAGGCATTGGATCATATACAATAATTGTTTTAGTATCTTCATACCAGTATATTCTAAATCTTGAATTTTCTTTTGATATTCTCATATCTATTCACCATTGCTTTCTAAAATACCAAAGTAATCTCTTATTTTTTTCTTTAATTCATTTATATTTTCTTCTTTTAATATTTCAATTATATCATCAACCACAATGTCATTATCTAAATACAATTCATTGAATATTCCTTCTACCTCAAAGAACATTGTATTTTGTTTTGATATTCTTTGTTTAGTCATTACACAATAGGCTTTAGCACAATTATCCATAACCATAGAGTAATCACTTAATTCCCTCATAACTTGGTCTTTATTAAGTGTTCCATCTTCGTTTTCTACTACATCTTTCCAAAATTCTTCATATTTTTTCTCATAATTCATATCTATTCACCATTTACCTTATCTATTATTTCATTTATTTTTGCTATTATTCTTTCAGTTACAGGATAACCTACTACATTTTCACCTAATTCAGGATATTTAGTTATTTCTAACTTTTCTATCTTCTTATCTTCTTCAGGTTCTTCATATTCTTCTATTTTAAATAATGTGTCATTATATATTCCAGGTATATTATCAAGCATTTTACCTTTTTTTGTATAATAAACACCATATTCTTTAGTAAAAATTAAACCATTATATGAAATTTTATAAGGCAAATTAACTACATCATCATTTTGAATTTGCCAATAATCAATATAATTGTTTTCCATATATCCTCCTTTAAATACTATGCAACATTACCATAATATTATATTGCATTTATATATATATGTTTTTCGTACTATATAATCAATGTTTTCAACATTTATTTTTAATTAAATAGTTTTTATAAAAATCTACCCTATTTTTTCTTTGATTTTCTTGCTATTGGTCTTACTTGTTCTTCAATAGATTTATCAATTTCTTTTGTTGTTATTTTTGCTTGTTCTTCAATTTTAGCATCAATGATTTTTTCGTTTTCTTTTCTATTTTTTTCTAATGCTTTTAAGACTTTATTTGAAGTTTTCTTTTCAATTATTTCATCAGTTGCTTTTATTGTTTCTTCAATTATTTCATCTTTAACATTTAATAATATTGTTGCATTTTCTGATATGGTTTTTCTCATAACACCAACTAATCCTAATTCATCTAATACTAATTCTAATTGTTTTAATTCTAATAATTTAGTTTTTACTTCTGCTTGTAAATGAGTTAGGAATATTTCTTTTGCAACTCTATGTCCTTCTGATCTAATATCAAAAACATTATATCTATCAAAAGAATAAGCATTATCTTCAAATCTTATTCCTGCACTACCATAACTACTACCATCATTAAAATATAATTGTAGTTTTTCATTTCCACTATCAGTTGTTAATTGAATTACATAAACCAACTTACCATTATTTACTTTTACTGCTTCTCTAATTTTACTCATCTTCTTTACCTCCTAATAAAAGTTTTTTCTTTCATAGTTTTTTACATATTTATAAATTGCTTTATTAAATTTTAAATAATTGCACCATTTCCATTGTGTTGTTAAATTATATCTTTTAAGCATTTCATTATATTTATCTTTTCCATAATAAGTTATATATAAATCTTCTAAATAAAAATCTCTACAATAATGTCTTTTACTCATTATCTTTACCACTTCCTTTGAGTATTTTTTCTATTTTTAATAAATCATCAATAATATCATTTTCATTTGCTTTATCAAACATATAATTTATATATTCTATTGCTGTATTTATTCTTTTTTGTAATTTATCATATTTAGCAAGTTTTTCTATTGTTTCCATTGATAAATATTCTTCCTTCATATTTACTCCTTTGGCATTTCATATATAATCATACCAACTTCTTTAACTTCACTAACATCTTCTACATATAAAGTAGCATCACTAATAGTCCTATTATAATCAATATACTTAATTGGTTTAGTTTGTTTAATTATTGTAACTGGAGTTATTTTTCTTTGTATTTCATCTAATACTTCTAATGCTCTTTCATCAGAACTATATTCTCCTAATTCTATTTTATTATTATATGAATATGCATTAATAGTTCCATTAGTATTTTCTAATATTTCAACTTTAAGAAATGCAGCTTTATTTTGACTTCTTATCCATAATTCCATATTAATTCCTCTTTTCTATTATTTTGATAAAGTAGATTTTGTTTCATCTAATATTGATAATACTTCTTTTTTAGATATATTTCCTTTTCTTATTTTTAAAGAATTTATATATCTACATATTACATTAGTGGCAGTGTTTATTGATGATCTATATTCATCTAATATCTTATTAATTTCATTTAAAGCTTGTCCATGTTTATTTAAAATAAATTCTCTTTCATTTTTTAAATTATGAATTTGACTTGTTTGTTCATCTATTAATTTTTGTTTTTCATCAATTTCTAATTTATATTCATTTGATTTATTAATTTCTTTAATATATTTTTTACTAAATATCATTGGTATTAATATGAATATATCTGAATTTTGGTTACAATATGGACATCTTACACAATTCTTTTCCCATGATTTTCTAATATCAGTATATTGAAATGTAAATTTAGAACCACAATTATTACATTTTTTAATATAAGTTCTAATATTTTCTTTATATTTATTTATCATATATATCCTCTTTTCTAAAATAAACTTTCTTGTTCCATTTTATCCACATCAGTAAATATGGATAATTGCACTTCTTTTAATTCTTCTTCTTTTAAATTACACACATATTCAATTCTTGCCTTTGTTATTGGCAAATATTCTTCTGTAAGTTCTATACCTATGTATTTGTAATTTTTGTTTCTTTCTTTATTTTCATACATAACTGCTTTACCTGTACTACCACTACCATTAAAAGGATCAAGTACAACACCACCATCAGGTGTTACGAGTCTTACTAGATATTCCATTAATTCAGTAGGTTTTACTGTTGGATGTGTGTTCTTTCTTAATGTTTCACCCCTTTGAAAAGCATTGTCTATTGGAGTGTTTCTACCGTCATTTACTTTTTCTTGACTAAATGTATCTAACCCTTCATCTCTATCTTTCTTACTTGCTTTTGCACAATAGAAGTATCTTGAAGCAGAACCACTATCACCATATTCACCATTATTCATACCTGCTTTTATTCCTATACCTTTTCCATAACAATTAACATTTTCACTATCACTTTGCCTTATGCCATTTTTTGCACTTTTAGTATTAGGAAATCCACCACATACTTCATCATAATCAGTATCATCATAAGTTAATATTGTATTTGCTGGGAAACGGCCATCATATCTACCTGTTGTATTTTGAGGTGGTGATTTAGATACACTCCAAGTTCTTTCATTTCCATAAGGATTTTTATGATTATTTCTTCCTATATCTTCACCAGTTGGTTCTACTCTACACCCATCAATATTTATTCCACCAACACCGTATTCTATTACATTATCTACTAAACTACCTTTAAATGGTTTTCTTGCTACTATAATTGGTTCAAAAGATGGTTTTAGTGCAGTGCCCCAACCTTTCCATTGTTTTGCTAAATCAGTTGAAGGTATTGTTATATCAAATTCAGTTGTCCCTGCAAAATTTGCAATTGTTCCTTTTGTTAAACCTGCTTTGCCTTTACCTATTACTTCTCTTTTTGCTTGTTCTTTTTCAATTAAATAATCATATCTATCATCTAAACCTAAAGTTTTTTTCAATTTTGCATATTGCTCTTTATTAGGAAGTTCTAAACCATTTTCCCAATTAGAAACTCTACCTGTTAACCCTCCATTTTTACTAGGAAATAATTTTGAAATTTTAGTTTGAGATATATTGCCTCTTTTTTCTTTTAAATATTGCCCAAATTCAATAAAATCATTGTTGGTTCTTCCATTTCTTTTATCTATTTGTTTTGATATGTCCATACTTTTAGGAAAACCACTACCATATAACCACATAATAGTATCTCTTATTTCAAATCCAGCATCTTCAATAGCACAAGCAATTCTATGAAATGTCCTACTACCACCAAATGCTAATAAATAACCACCTGGTTTTAATGCTTGATAACACTTTTCCCAGGTTTCTTTTTTAAATGCTATTCCTGAATTATCCCAACCTTTATTCATAAAATTAAGTTCATAAGGTGGATCAGTTATTATGGAATCAATACTATTTGGTTCAATAACTTCTAACATATCTAACATAGAACCTTCATATAATTTATAATTTTTGTTTTCACTATATAATTTCATAATACCTCCATCATATTTTTGAAGATGTAAACCAAAACATCACACACTATTGAATCACCAGCTAGGTGATATAAACTTGCATCACTTTGGTTTTTCATCATATTATTAATATCTTTTTCTCTAACTGCCATCAAGCGTAGGCATTCTCTTGGTGTTAACTTCCTTATCCTTAAATTATTCATATTATCTTTGACAGCTGTTCCAACACAATCACCACGAGTAGTTAATGTAATCATATTACCATCATTTTTTTCTACACATTTTTTATTACCATCTAGTATTTGTTGAGTATATGAATGTTTAACAACATCTCCTTCTTCAACTAAACCATCTTGAATAAGTTTGTTACATAAATCTCTTTTTAATGTATCTTCAGCTATTGCTGTAACTGTACCATGATTTTCCATAACTGTTGGTGCAGAATGTTCTTGATCCACTATTCTACTTGCATTATGATTTGATTTTGAATAATTGCCTAATACTACAACACCATTATTTTCTCCACCCATTGTTGTTAATGTTTGTGTTTTACCTTTTTGTACTGTTCCTCTATGATATTCCATACGAGATGATATATCTACACCATCGCCATCTTCTGCTTCTAAATAGCCTTGTTTTGTTGCATTTTTAATTAGTACTTTATTTTTTGGTGTAGTGCATATTGTTGTACTAACTTTATCTTCTTTACTAGCTCTACAATCAATGTCTAATTTTCCTTTTTCTTTCCATTCAATATAATTTTCAGTTTCTTTAATAAAATTATCACTTGCTCTTTGTCCTGCCATTGTTGTAATAGTTGCAGCTACATCTTCTTTTTTATTAAAATTTCTTTCAAACATTTCTTTTCTTGATATTCCACCAGAAGATTCACTCATCATATATTGCAACATTGCATCACTTAAATAGTATTTTTCATCTACATTATCTTCTAATAAATCTTTTAATTTTAATTTCAATGGTATTGGTTCTGGAAATGTATATTTATAATCACCTAATATAGAAACCATAAAGCATCTATTTCTTGTTTGTGGTATTCCATAATTAGTTGCAATTAAATCTTTCCAATAATTTTTATATCCCATTGATTCAAGTGATTTAATCCATTTAGCAAAATCACCAACATTATCAGCTGAATGAACCATTGGTACATTTTCCATAAGAAGTACATCAGGTTTATTTTCACATTCTTGTAATATTCTTTCTACTTCCCATAACATACCTGAACGAGTACTTGTATCACTCATTCCTTTACCTTTACCAGCAAGTGATAAATCTTGGCATGGAAACGAGTAAGTAAGTAAGTAAGTAAAGTGTTCTTTATCATTTATTTCAAGATCATCACCTTTAACTTGTTGTATATTTACCAAGTTATGTGTAGCTTGAATATTGTTGTATATAGTTCTTGCAGCTTTTTCATTTAATCTATTGATTTGTTCTTTAGTCATTGGTTCATTGTAATTTGAACTAATACCTTTATTAAATAGATATTCTTTAACTTCTTCTATACTTAAATCTTTTGAATAATCAGTATCATCATTAGTCATGTGTACATCTTTATATGCTTGAATTGATTTAACAGCCCATTCACATAATTTATGATGTTCAAAGTTAGCACCTAAATATTTTAAAGCTAATGCTTGAGAACCATATCCACCAAAAAACTCTATTAATTTAATTGGTTTAGTAATTTTAAATGGTTCATACATTAAATCAAATATATCAAGTTGCATTATTCACCATATACTTTCTTTACTATTAATAATGCATCTAACATTGTTATTTCTTTATCATGATTCATATCTAATCTTAAATAATCTAATGGTGTTGGTTTAGTTCGTTCTAAAACAATATCACATACTCTATCAGCATCTGATAAACTGTATGGAATTAATTTATAAGTAATAATAAATATACCTGTTATTAGTATTAAAACTATTAATATACTAATTATTATTTTCTTCATCTTGTAAATCCTCCATTAATTTATTTATCTCAATATCATCATCAAGTACTTTTATATCTAGTTTTCTATACTCTTCGTTTTTTTTATATTTTTCAATTTGTTTAGATAATAAATTGTTTTCTATTCTTAAATCTTCATTTTTATTAACTGATATAAATACACCTAAAGTAAAACCAATGAATATACAACTTATTCCAACTATAATATATCCCATATTACTTGCCTCTTTTCTTTTCTAACTTCTTATAACCATAAATCATATTTTGTTCTTCTTGAAGTTTCTTAATTTCTTTTTTAGTTTGTTTTATAAGTTCACTTTTTAAATATATTAAGTGTTTGATTTCTTTTTCTCTATCCATCATCTACCACTCCTTAATAATTCAATTTCTATATTTTTTCTTATTCCCAATTTACTAGCTGTTGATTCGTTTTGTACTAACAAATCAATAACACCACTACCAACTCCACGATCAAGTACAATAGCAATTATATCTATACCATCATAATTTTTTATTTTAATTACTGAATATAATGGTAAGTTTTTCATAGCAACAATTCTTAATCTTCCATAAGTTGAATCATTATAATATATAGTATTTCTTACATTGTATCCTGATGCTGTATTTCCACCACAACCTTTGCAATCATAACCATAATGTGTAAGTTTATAAGTACCTTCTTTCATAGTTGTAATTTGTTTAGTTGTTTTTATAACCTTTTTAGTAGTTTTCTTTGTAGTTTTAAATGTTGTAGTAATATTAGTTGTTTCTACTTTTATTGATGTTGTAGTAACTTCTAAATCACTAACAATATCAGATTTTGAATAACCAATAATAAATTTTAATCCAGCTATTAGTAATAATATTGTTAATACAATAATTACTATTACAGCTATTAATTTATTTATTTTAATTAAATTACTTATTTTTCTCACTTAATAATTCTTCTTTCTTTTTTAAACAGTGTTTTTTTGTTCCTGATGTAATAACATCAAATCCCATACCACCTGTTTTAGTTATTTCATCATAAGTTTCAGTTATAATTAATAATCTATAAACATTTTGAAATTTGCTAATTTCATAAGTGATTTTTTTCATATATCCTCTTTTCTAAAACAAATCTAATTGTTTACCATATTTAGTAAAGTTAAATCTAGTTGTTAAAATATAATCAAGTTCTTCATAAAAGTTTGATGGAACATAATATTGGTATCCCATAATTAATGGTTTTTCTGATTGATTCCATACATAGTACATAATTTCATTTCTACCAATTAAACTTGTATAAAAATGTAATTCATAGCATTTATTATTTTTTTTATAATAAAGATATTTTTCAATTACTTTTCCATAATCAAATTTAATATTATAGTTTTCTTCTATGTACTTTCTAACTTTCTTTATTTCCATCTAAATCTTCCTTTATATTATTTAATCTAGTTATTGGTTTAATAATGTAATTTTCAGCTAATCTTGAACATCCATATTTATTAATACGATAATTTACTATTTTTCTATAAATAGTTGAATAATCTAAATCAAAACCTAAACAATTATATTTAAGTCTTAATTGATTAATTGTATTAACACCAATATCTTTTTCATCAAAAAATATAAGTTCTTCAATCAATTTCTTTTTAAATTCAACTTGATTCATATTTATTCACTTCTTTCATTTAACCAATCATAGTCAAAGATTTCTTCATCTTCATTAGATTCGTTTTCATCTTCCTTTTCTTCTTTTATTTCTTTATTATTATCTATACTATACTTACCTATACTATCCTTACCTAACCTTACCTGTGTATCCATTGTGTATCCATCTTGTATACAAGTATCATTTGGTAGCATTTTATAGGCTTTATTTTCATCTAACATTAATTGTCTTTTATGATCTTTATAGTTTGTTTCTTTATATCTATCATTTTGTATATAATTGTGTATCCTCCAATGTTTAATAACTACTATTCCATCAGGAAATGATAATATAAATTTTCTTGCTATTAAGATGTTCATATCATCCATTGAAGCACCATCAATTTTCATTATCTTTTTTGGTGAATTTATAAAACCATCATCATCAGCTCTCATTGATAAATCAAAATATAATAATCTAGCTGACATTGGCATTTCTAAAAAGGCATCTGAATCAATGATAGATTTTGCAAACATTCTTCTTTCAGCCATTTCATCACCTATGCTATCAATTTAAATACTGATACCATCTTTCCACTATATCTACATTTAGTTTTACCAATAGGTTCAACTATTCCAACTCTACTCATTTCAGTTAATCTTGGTGATGTAAAATTTCTTTCAGCTGTTGGTGTATATCCTCTTTTGCACATTTCAACAGCTATTTCTTTTGCTGTTAAACCATTTGGATATTCTAATAATATTTCAAATATTTGTTTATATCTTAATTGCTTATCTACACTTTCATTTGCTTCAAATCTTGTTTCAAATGTTGGTATTTCACCAGGTAATCTTTCAATCATAAGTCATCCTCCTATCTACTTAAAACTTAATCTTTCCAATTTATCTCTTTTTTGTGTATTTGAAGTTCTTGTGTATAATCTAGTTGTTTCTAATGAATTGTGTCCTAATATGTCAGCTAATTCAGTAATATTAGAACTATATTCGTTTAAAAATACTTGAGCAAATAAATGTCTAAATGAATGAGCATGAACTCTAGATTTTTTAACTCTTGCAATTCCAGCTACTTTTTTCATTTGCCTCCATATTGTTGAAGGTACTGGCATTTGATTTGGTATTTCACCTCTAAATAAATAACCAGTAGTAATTTTATTTTCTCTTGCATATTTTCTTAATTCTCTAATTAAATCTTGCCTAACAATTATTGTTCTTTCTTTACCTTTGTTAAATGCTTGAATTTCATTAGATTTTAAATTTTCAATAGTAAAGTATTTTAATTCAGATATTCTTATACCTGTCATAGCAAGTATTTTCATAATGAAATATAGTTGATTCATGTTAAGTCTTTTAGATATTCTTAATAATCTTTTATAATCTGATATAGTAAGAACATCATTATTACTTGTTTTTACTTGTTGTTTTATTTTTAAAAGTGTTAAATCTTTCAAATTAATAAATTTTAAAAACTTATTTAACTCAACTATCCAAGTATTAATACTATTTGTTGATGGTTTTGGATCAAGTGTATATAAATATTCTTTAAATTTAATTGTTGTTTCTTTAGTAATAACTTCACCAGGAGCTAACCAATCAATAAATTTTTTTACATTTGCCTTATATTGTTTTAATGTATTAGTAGAATATTCTTGATACCTTTGTTGTAATATCCATTCATCTAAATAGATGTATAATTCTTCTTTAGTCATCATATTTCATATATTTCATTAATAGCAAATATGGAATAACAAAACTTGCAAATATAAATACAGGAAGTAATGATGGTGAATCACCAGTACAAGCACATAAGCTAATTCCAATAAATGCTAATCCTTCAACTAAATTTTGCCATTTCTTTTTTAATACTAACTTTTTTCTATATTTCATTTCATATCCTCTTTTCTAATCTTCTATTTCAGGAAATAAATCACTGAATGATACATTAAATATTTCTAATAGTTTTTTTATTTCCTTCATCCTAAATTCATAAATTCCATATAATCTATAATGGAATTTAATAGGATCAATTCCTATCATTTCAGCAAGTTGTTTTTGTGTAATGCCCTTTTCTTTCATTAACTTATACAACTTTTGAAATTTAATTTTTTTATCCATCATCTACCTCTTTTCTAGTAAAGAAAAAGACTAGCAACCTTTGTGCTAGTCTTTACTAATTCGTTTAATATATATTATGTAAACTTCTTAATATAGACTAACACATAAGGTAAATGCCTTATGTTCTCAACTTTACAAATTAAGATTAACATAATATTTTTATCAATGCAATAGTTTTTATTAAACTTTTCACAATTTACATTAATTGATGTAAAATTATCATTAATAATATTAAATAAAATACTTTTTCTATTAAAGATATATCTATATATTTAGTAATATTTCTAATTTTTAATCTTCGTTGAAGTAGGGCATCATAATCTATATAAGATAATGCTTTACCATTATATAAATGTAATATATCTAGTACATACCAACCCATTGATGTTGATTCACCTTTGTTATATTTTGGTTTAGTTCTACAAGCTCTATATATGATGTTACCATCTTGTTTTTTATAAACTATCATATATTTATAATTCACTACTATTCCCTCCCCTCTTTAAATTGGTTTATATAAAATAGTATTTTTATTTACATTTGTCAAATTATTAATTATAATTTTATTAAGGTGATGATAATGGAAAGAACAATAATGTTACCAAATGGTGAATTATATACTTGTATTGCTAGAAGTAATCTTAATGGATATGATGAAATGAATCCTGATGAAATTTCGGCAATAAATTTAATATTAACTAAATTACCTGAAAGTAATGATTATAGAATTAAAAAAACAGCTGTTGCTTATACTACTTTAGTTTATAAAGATTGTGATCTATTAAGAATTAGAGTTGATAATAAAGAAAAAAGTATTAGAGTGTTTGTGCCACCTAAAAATAAAGATAAATGGATTGATTCACCATTATTTAAAAATCAATCTAATAAAAACCAATTATTTTGGTTTTCTTGGATAAATAACTTATATGATTATACTGAAGTATTATTAGATGCTATTTCATTTATAAATGAGCAAAAAAAAGAACCTGGAAATTAATCCAGGTTTTGTTTTGTATTAAAATTACCCATTTATTTTGATTTTAAGCAACTTTTATATGTTTATTGATAATTTATACTATCTCTACTAATTTTGTTTGTAAAAATAAAAATATTGGGATAATAACCTACTTTCTTGTTAGTTTTTTTATTTTAGTAGAATTTTTAGTAATATCTATATGTCCCATTTGAGTATGTGGCATACCATTTGAATCATAACCAATTAATAAATAATCAGTAAATTCAGTTTCATTATCTATTATTTCATATATTTCATCTAATGATGTTCTAACATATTTATTTTCTTCTAAATATGGAATAAATGGTGTTCTTAAATATAATTTATATATCATATATTATGCCTTACTACAATACATAGTTCCTTTAGAACTAATTAAACATACATATCCTGATGGTGTTTTAGCCCATATAGAACCATTTTTAGCTCTAACTGTCTTTTGGTTAGTAAATATAGTGCCTGATTTGTATTGAGCATCAGCACTTTGTTTTGGATTAGTAAAATACTTTTCAGGATGTTTTTTGCAAGTACTTGAACATTCTTTTACTTTTTTAATTCTATATTCAGTACCAGCTCCAACTCTTACATATCTTGGTGATATTACTTTATAATCACATCCATCTATTGGTAAATCTTGTTCAAATTCTACATTTGGATAGATATAACCAATTAATGGTAAACCAATACCCCAAGCTGCACCTATTTTAAGTTTTTTAGTCTTAAATATATATTTTTTCCAAGCACTTGATGAATATAATACATATCCATTTAATACATCTTCAACAAATGCAATATGTCCTTTTTTCTTCTTTGGATTACCAAATACAGCAATAGCACCTATTTTTGGTGTAGTACCTACTTTAAATCCTTTTCTTTTAGCTTCTTCATACCAATTATAAGCATTATTTGTAGGTAATTTATCTGATGCATTCATATCTTGTTGTGCTTCTCTATATCTACAATAACCATAATCAGTACAATTTCCACCATTGTTAAACATACCAAATCCACTTGTTATAAATGAATCAGGTAATCCATAATATTTGTTGCTTTTTAATGGAGCAACATTTCTTTGATAAAATATCATAATATCCTCCTATTTTTTATCATCTTTGTTTTTATTTACTTGAGTTCCAAAGTAAAATGAAATTATTACAGCAAATATAGTTAAAAATTGTTCACCAGTTATTTGCCCTATTATTGATAAATAAGCAAATACACCTGTAATAATTAGTGTAGTAATACTTTTTACATCAATTAATTTTGCTAATCTTTCTTTTATTGTCATGTCTTAATTCACCTCCTTTTTCAACCAATAAAAAATTGGAGTTTTTGCTCCAATTTATCTAACTAAATAAACATATTCAATTTGTTTATTTCTACAATCAAACAAATCATATATACAGCCAAATTTTGAAACTGTAATATGTCCAGGCATTGTTATTAATAGTACATTATCAGGATATAAAGCTGATACTTCACCAACTAACATTGGTTCAATATTTAGTCTTTTATAATTATCATCTAAATAATCTATGATAAAATTTCTATCATTTAATAATGTACCATATTCTTGTGCTAGATCACTTAATTTATTATATGTATAATCCCAAGTTGAATCTTCAGCCATTGATATTGCTCTAATAGTACAATCATCAGTATATAGATTCAATGGATTTTGATTATGAAATTTATACATTACATTTCGTGTATTCTTTGAGTATATTCTTTAATCATTTGCATTTCTTCAGGTGAAGTAGCTTCAGACTTTAACATACCAAAAAATTCAACAGCACTTTCTAACATATATCTTAAACTATTTAAGGTATCATCTTTGGCATTATAGTTTCCACGATTGTATTGTTCTCTTCCATCTTCGTATCTACTATAATTATTGTACATACCATCAATATATTCATGTCCTCTATATTTAGCATCTACTCCCCTTCTATTATATGAATTATTATAACCTCCATTATAATAATCTCTACCATAAGGTTCATATCTACCATTGTAGCCATAATTATTGTTATATCCCATACTATTACTCTCCTTTGCTTTCCAATATTTAACATTAGACATATCTTTATGTATATCTACTAATTTTTCTAATTTATTTATATTATCTATTGTTAATTCATTATTTATTAAACTATCAATAGATTCTTCCATTTTATCAATTACTTTATCACAAAATGATTTTTCGTTGTTGGAATCATTATATATGGTGGTTTCAATTTCCATTTCCATATTTAACTCCTTTCTTTAAGGATTTTGAGTATTTCATTATTTTGTGAGATGATTTTTTCAAAATACTCTTTGTTTTGATGTTGTAACTCTTTCATTAAATCACTATTGTTATAGTCTTTAAATAATATTTCTAAACTTAATACTTGTAATAATAATGATGTAATATCTATTACATTTTTGTTATTCATATATTAACCAATTTTTTCAATTATTAAGTTAGCATCTTTTATTGTTGGTATTTCAGTTTCAACAGTTGGTGTTACACCACCAATAGCAGCTAATGAACCAATAGCAAGTGCAACATTAACTCTAGGGCATACTTCAATTACTTTATTAAATGATATATTTTGATAATCCCCAGCAGCATCAATTACTGTATCCATTTCAGTTCCTTCTACATCAGAACCTAAAGATGATTTTAATGCTAGTGCTAATGCTCCAGCTGTATCACTTGTAACATTGGCATTAAAAGATATTTTAAATCTACCACCACCAATTATTACAAAATTACTTCCACCTGGCATATATTGTAACCATCCACAACAATTTGCACTTCTACTTCTCACATCTATTGTTGAGAAATTTATATCATCAGTATTAGTAGTCAATACTTGAGGTAGTATTTGAATTGTTTGTATCATATTGTATCTTTCCTTTCTTAATAAATAAAAGAAGATAGTACTTGCCTATCTTCTTTTTTTAGAGCAAGTTCCTGTTATCAGGTTAGTAGTTATCTACCCATGCTTTAAATTACATTACATTTGCACCATAGTAGTTGCCACATCCACAGCCATTATTGTTTGGGCATGTAAATATTGGTGTTCTACCATATACTGGTGTACTTGGTACAGGACAGTTTGATAATCTATTATATAGAGCATCAACTTCAGCTTCTTGTCCTAATCTTAATGTAGCTGTTTGGTCTATTTGACTAGCTTGTAAGTCTTTCATTAAGATTTCTCTTTGTAAGTCAGCAATCTTTTCATTTTTAGCATCAATTTTGTCATTACATAATTGATCTAAAATTTTTTGAGTATTAGCTGTTTGATTGATTAAAACATCTTTTAATCCATCAGCTAATGCAGCTCTATCAGCACAGTTTTCACTTAAAATTACTGAATTTAGATTAGCTGTTGCTAATCTATTTTCACAGCAACAATTTGCTAATTGTGAACTTAATCCAAAGATTTGGTTCATATCAGCCATTTGTCTATTAGCTGCTGCAATTTCACTATTGTAGAAACCATTAGATATTGCTGAAGTTATATCAGATGTAGAATTACAAATTTGGTTAGATAATGAATGAATACCATCTCTTACACCTTCAACTTGATTGCTGATGTGTAATGAATTGAATCCATCACTTGTTTGGTTCATAATGTCTTTTTGTCCATTAGATAACCAAGCATAACCATTATCAAAACCAGTGTTACCACCAAAGAAGCCACCATTACCATTATTATTCCATCCACCAAGTAATGCAATAAATAAGATAATCCATAATGCTCCATCAGAACCAAAACCACCAAATCCACTATTTCCAAATCCACCCATAACTGGATAAGGATAAGCAAATCCATTGTTGTTGGTTGCTAGATCAACTGTTGGTACTATACCTGAATTACCATTCATATATCTTGCTCCTTTCTAATAATCTATATAAACACTATTTTGTGTTTATACCATTTTGTAATTGTTCCATAACATCATTGTTAAAACCAAATTGTTTAACATAGTTATAAAACGATTCCTTTTGTTCTGGAGTTTTATCCTTTGTTATTTCTTTTATTAATTCCATTGGATTAGTATTATTAGTCATTAAACTTTGAATTTGATTTGCCTTTTGAGGATTTCTCATTTTTAATTGCATTAGAAACATATTTACTATTGGATTGTTCATCTTTAACATTACCTTTCTTTAAATCTTCTATTTGTTGCATTAATACTTCAATTAACATATCTTTGTCATCTTTTTGTATTATTTCTTTCAACTCATAAGATTTAATTTCACCTTTGCTATTTTTTATCCATACAACACTCATATCATTACTAAAATATGGAGTATCACCCATAACAACTTCTTTTTTTACATCATCTATGCTATTTGCATATTTGATAACACCATTAGTTGGTGATATTTGAAAGTTTTGTGTTATTGGTTGTGGCATATATGCTTGAGCTTTTTTCATTTCAAGTTCAGCAATTTGATTGTTAATACTATTAATTCTTTCCAAATTTGATTGATTAGAATATGAATTAACATAAGGATTATTAAACATTTTTAACATCTCAACTTTCTATTAAGTAAATTAAGAAGAGAATATTGGGAGATTTAATAAGTTATTCATCTCTTCTTATATACATTATGCCATTTTTATATATGTCATAAACGACTATATAACGACTATATAACGACATAAAAAAGAAGGTTATTTAACCTTCTCCATCTTTTTAACTATTTTAGATATTTCCCTATCAATAGTTCTAGGATCACAATGTTCTTTTTGTGCCATTTCAACTATTGATAATTCTTTTCTTCTATATTCAATTATCCTTATTTGTCTTTCAGTAAATGTTATTTTAGATAACAATTCTTCTATTTCTTCATTTGTTTTATTTATCTTATACATATTATCCCTTCCTTTGTGGGATAATATAATAAACTAATGCAAATTTAATTCAAGTTTGCAATATATATAAATGTCATAATTTTGTCATAAAATTGTCAGTATTTTGTCAGTAATTAAATAAATAAAAAAAAGACATTAGATAAGATTTATAATCTTTGATCTAATGCCTTCTATTCTTCTATATATTGTTCTTTCATGCCAACCTACTTTATTGCCTATTTCAGAAGCATTATATCCCATTACTAATAATTTAAATATTTCTTTTTCTTTCTTTGGAACATTAAATATAACATTCTTTAATATATAGTCATATTTACTTTTTGACATATTAAACATATTCATCACCTCATTGGTTGGTTATTATAGATATGTTTTAATAATAAGTCAATTATTTTATTCCAATACCCAATTTAATTAATACAAATACAATGCTTATAAAACCACTTATAATAGCAGCAGCAATAGTTCTTGAAATCCATTTTATTTTATCTTTTATTTCAAGTATATCTTTTTCATTTTCACTGGATTTTGTTAATGCTGTTCTTGCTTCATCTTTAGTATTTTTATAATCATCTATTTTAGATTCAATTACAGCTAATCTAGTTAATACTTCAGTTTGAAATTCTTTATAATCCAT